GCCACACGAGGCACCGCCCGTGACGGGCATCCTCGGCCTCTACAACCGAGGCGACCGGCGCCGCTGGTACTGGCCATGCCCGCGATGCAACCACTGGTTCGAGGGGAACTTCCGCCATCTGCGTTGGGCCGATCTGCCGGACAGGATGGACGCGGCAGAGTCCGTGCGCCTGTGTTGCCCGAAATGCGACTACGGCATCAGGCCCGACGAACGGCGCGACCTTCAGGAGTGGGGCGTGTGGCTGTGCGACGGCCAGAGCATCGACGACAACGGCAAGATTTCCGGCAAGCCTATCCGAAGCGAGATCGCGTCGTTCTGGCTGAACGGCGTCGCCGCAACCTTCATCACATGGCCGCAGTTGGTCGCGGCCTACCTCACGGCCGAGGAGGAATACCGCAAGACGAGCAGCGAGGACTCGCTGCGGAAGTTCTTCAACAACGATCTGGCCGAGCCATACCTGACGAAGAACAAGGAGACACTACGCACGCCTGAGTCGCTGCGTGACCGTGCGGAGCGGTGGAACGAGCGCAAGGTGCCGCCGGCCGTCCGCTTCCTGATCGCTGCGGTGGACGTGCAAGCGAACCTGTTCGTGGTGCAGGTCTTCGGCGTGGCGCCGGGCGAACCGTTTGACGTCTACGTCGTAGATCGGTTCGACATTCGCAAGTCGAAGCGGGTTGACGCGGACGGGGACCGCGCATGGGTGAAGCCGGGCACATACGTCGAAGACTGGAACCTACTGATCTCGGAAGTGATCCAGCGGACATACGAGGTCGATGACGACAGCGGCAACACGATGCAGGTCCGCATGACGCTCTGCGACAGCGGCGGGCGAGCCGGCGTGACGACCAACGCCTACGCCTTCTACCGAGTGCTGCGGAAGAACGGACTAAGCGACAGGTTTCATCTGGTGAAGGGCGAGCCGGCGGTGAACGCCCCGCGCGTCCGTGTCGGCTATCCTGACAGCCAGACGCGGGCGACCGGCGCGCGAGCAGGCGCGCAGGGTGACGTGCCGGTCCTTTTCCTCAACTCGACGGTCAACAAGGACGCCCTGAACGCCCGGCTCGATGCGACCGAGACCGGCAAGGGGACGATCCACTTCCCGACTTGGCTCGAAGACTGGTTCTTCGCGGAGATGTGCGCCGAGGTCCGAACGCCGAAGGGGTGGGAGGTCGGACGGGGTGGCCGTCAGCGGAACGAGGCGTGGGATTTGTCCTACTACTTCCTGGGCTTTTGCGCCTCGTCCATCCTCGGGGTGGAGCGGATAAATTGGGCTGGCAAGGTTCCGGCCTGGGCAGATGAGGCGGGCCGCAACCCCTATGTATCCGGCCGGCCGAAAGAAGATGTTGCGCCCGAATCGAAGCCGGGCTACAAGATGCGGCAGTTCGGGTCCGTTTTGGGGTAGCAATGAGCGATACCGCCACCAAGTTGAGCGAAGCGCGGGCCGCGCTGCATCTGCTGGTGATCGGCAAGAGCGCCCGCGTGGTCGTGGACCAGAACGGCGAGCGGGTCGAGTTCACCGCCGCCAACCGCGCCGCGCTCGAATCCTACATCGCTTCGCTGGAAACCTCCACGGCTCGGCGCCCCGCCGGCCCCATCGGCTTCATCTTCTGATGGCGCGCCGCATCACGGTGAAGTCACTTCCGCCTGCCGGTGCCCCCGCGCCCATGGCAGGCGGCGGTGTCGAAGGTGCGGACCGCACAAGCCGCGAGACGGTGAAGTGGACGCCCGCCATGGGCGCCCCGGACAACATCATCAATCCGGTGAAGCCGCTCGCGGATGCGCGCGGCCGGGACATGGCAACAAACGACGGCTACGCCCTCGGCGCCGTCGCTCTCCATCGGGACAGCATCGTCGGTGCGGAGTACCGCCTGAACGCCGCGCCGAACTACCGCGTGCTCGGTGCCGACGAGGCATGGGCCGAGGAGTTCCAGTTGGTCGTGGAGTCCCGGTTCCACACGCTGGCGGAATCCCCGGCGTGCTGGTTGGATGCTTCGCGCCGCCTGACCCTGACCGAGATCGTCCGCATGGCGGTCGGATCGTTCGTCATGGCGGGCGAGTTCTGCGCGGCGGCCGAGTGGATCACGGACTCCTCCCGTCCGGTTCGCACCGCAATCCAGTTGATCTCGCCCGACCGCATCGACAATCCGCGCGGAGTGGCAGACAGCGCCACCATGCGCCGTGGCGTCGAGTTGGACCGGCGGGGCCGCCCCATTGCCTACCACGTCCGCGTGGCACACCCGAACGACCTCCACCAGATGGAGGGTCGCTACCGGTGGAAGCGCGTCAACGCCGAAACGTCGTGGGGCCGTCTGCAATTCCTGCACGTCATGGAGCAGCGGTTCCCTGAGCAGCGTCGCGGCATATCCGACATGACTTCCGTGCTGAAGCACATGCGGATGACGAAGCAATTTCAAGAAATTGTGCTTCAGAACGCCGTCGTGAACGCGACCTACGCCGCGGCCATCGAGAGTGAGATGCCGACCGAGCAGTTGGTCGCCGCCATGGGTGGCGGCTCCGAGGGCGCGGACAACGCGCTCGACTGGTATCTCGGCAACCTCGCGCAGTATCTCGACAGCAGCCGGAATATCCAGTTGGACGGGGTGAAAATCCCGCACCTGTTCCCCGGCACCAAGTTGAACCTTCAGCCGGCCGGGTCGCCGGGCGGGGTGGGCGCGGATTTCGAGACGAGCCTGTTGAGGCACATCGCGGCGGGCCTCGGCCTGTCCTACGAGGAATTTGCGCGGGACTACACCAAGACGAACTACTCATCGGCCCGTGCGTCCATGGCAACGACGTGGCGCTACATGCAGGGCCGGAAGAAGATCGTCGCGGACAAGGTGGCCGAGACGCTCTACCGCCTCGTGGTCGAGGAGGAGATCGCCAACGGCAACCTGCCGCTGCCAGCAGGCAAGACACGCTCCTGGTTCTACGAACCGCTCGTCAAGGATGCGCTGTGCCGGGCGACCTGGATCGGCGCGGCGCGCGGTCAGATCGACGAGAAGAAGGAGACGGAGGCCGCCATCCTCCGCATCGACAGCGGGCTCACGACGCTGGAAAGCGAGTGCGCCCGCCTCGGATATGACTTCCGGGACGTCATCGCTCAACGCGCCAGAGAAAAGAGGCTCCTCGTTGCCGCAGGACTGTGGATCGACCCGGCCGTTTCGGCGGACCGGGCTTCGCCGGGACGGCCGTCTTCGGATCAAGGCGCGGCAGACGAACCCGACGATTACGACGGCGAAGAACAGGAGAGCGAAGAATGAACGTGGACCTTGCGACGACCTCGCGCCTGTCGGGCCTGATCCAGTCGTTCGGTCGCGGCGCGCTGATCGCGCCCGCCGATGCGTGCGGCCTGAGCAACCTTCCGCTGATCTCGTCGCACCTGATGGCCCACGCGGAGGCGACCCAGGCCGCGCGTGATGCGGCGATGGACGAGACGTTCCGTGCGACGATGGCGCACTACGGCCAACCGCGGTCGGCCATGGGCGCGAAGCCATTTCCGTTCACGGCGAACGGCACGGCGATCATCCCCGTGCATGGCGTCCTACTGAACCGCTACAACTACATCTCGTCCTATGCCACGGGCTACAACGCCATCCGCTCGCTGCTGAACGCTGCGCTGGCGGATGACGACGTGAAGCGCATCATCCTGGACATCAACTCTCCCGGCGGCATGGCGGCCGGCGCGTTCGAGTTGGCGGCGGACATTCGCGCCGGTCGCACGCGCAAGCGCATCATGGCAGCGGTGGACGGCTACGCCTTCTCTGCGGCCTACGCCGTGGCCAGCGCCGCCGACGAGATCGTCATGGCGCCGAGCGGCGAAGCCGGGAGCATCGGTGTCGTCACCATGCACGTCAATCTCGGCCCCGCGCTGAAGGAGTTCGGGATCGAGGTCTCGTTCATCTACGCCGGCAAGCACAAGGTCGACGGCAACCCCTACGAGGCATTGAGCCCGGAAGTCCGCGAGGCCATCCAGGGTTCGGTCGACCGCTACTACGCGATGTTCGTCTCGTCCGTGGCCGAAGGGCGCGGGTCGCGTATGTCCGCCGAGGCGGCAAGGAATACCGAGGCCCGGTGCTACATGGCAGAGGAGGCGGTCCAGATCGGGCTGGCGGATTCTGTGATGGCGCCTGACGCTGCCCTCGTGTATGCGGAACGGAACCAAGACAGCACGACCCCGGTCGGCAATACCGCCGGTCCGGCCCACGCGGAGAAGGAGCCCGCAGATATGACCGAGCAGAATACGGCCGCCTCCGCGGCGGCCGAGGCCCGCGCGCAGGAGCGCGTGCGGATGACGTCCATCCTGACGTGCGAGGAGGCGGTGGGGCGCGAACCGCTCGCCCGGCATTTCGCCTCCGAGACGGACATGACGGTGGAGCAGGCCCGCGCCGCGCTGGCCGTTGCGCCCAAGGCCGCGCCGCCGACCGAGCAGAACGTCCTCGCGGCGGCCATGGCGAGCACCGAGCAACCGAATGTCGGGGCCGAGGGCGGTGAGGACAAGGATGCGACGAAGGTCAGCGTCGCGAGCCGCATCTGGTCCAACTACGCCCTGGCGACCGGCGGTGATCCGACCGCCAAGCGCCGCGCGAACTGACTCGAACCGCAGGAGAGATCGCCATGAGTGGCTCGTTCCCCGACACCCTCGTTTCGTTCAACGCTTCGGCCGGCACGTACACGCCGCCGAATCTGTTCGCGGGCGAGGCCGATATCATCACCGACCGCGCGCTCATGCGCGCCGGGATGCATCTCGCCAAGCACACGGTCATCGCGCAGGACGCGGACGGCCTGCTGGTCCAGTACGACCCGCAGACGCGCGCCAATCTCGCCCTGACCTTCAGCGGCACCGGCACCGCCAACGACACCGTGACGGTCAACACCACGGTCTTCACGTTGAAGGCCGCCGCGGCGACCGCGCAGGAAGTCACCATCGGCGCCACGGCGGCCGAGACGGCGACCAACCTCGCCAACGTGCTGAACGCCGCCGTCAACGTCGCCCTGACCGGCTGCTACGCCGTCGTCAGCGGTGCGGTGGTCACGGTGTACTACATCGCGGGCGGCACCGCCGGCAACTCCATCGCCGTCGCGGAATCCGGCACGGGCGCGTCCTGGGCGGGCGGCGGCACGGCGCTGGCCAACGGCTCTGCCACGCGCACGACGACCTACGGCAAGGCCATCGGCGTGACGCTGGAACCCATCGCGGCGGTCGACGCCTCCGTGGACTGCCCCTACTACTCGGGCGGCATCTTCAACCACGAGGAGTTGGTCTGGCCGGCGGCGGACAGCACCCTGACGGCGCGCCGGGCCGCGTTCAACGGCTCCAACATCAACGTCGCGTCGCTGCTCTGACGGCAGCCAGCAGAAGGAACTCCCGACATGAGCGGCACCCTCTCCATCTACAGCACGGCCGATCTGATCGGCGTGCAGCAGCGACCGGACAACCAGCCCGACAATTTCTGGCTGTCCTTCTTCCCGCAGGTCTACACGTCGCAGGCCGAGACCATCCTGTTCGATGACCTCGGCGACCGTGACCGCCGGCTGGCGCCCTTCGTGGCCCCCATGGCGCAGGGCCGCGTGATGCGCGATAAGGGCTTCATCACGAAGTCCTTCAAGCCGGCCTACCTGAAGCCGAAGCACGTCGTCGACGCCTCCAAGGCGATCAAGCGGCGCGCGGGCGAGATGCTGACGGGCGAACTCTCGCTCGAACAGCGGTGGGACGCGGCCGTCGCCGACACCATGATGGCGCAGCGCGACATGATCCAGCGCCGGTGGGACTGGATGGCCGCGCAGGCGATCATCAATGGCGGCGTCACCGTCTCGGGCGAGGATTACCCCGAGCAGTACGTCGACTTCGACCGCCACTCGACGCTGACCTACCTGCTGACCAGCACGGCGCGGTGGAGCGAGTCCGCGGCCGACCCGCTCGGCGACATCCGTGCGGCGCGCAAGAATGCCTTCGAGCGCGGCGGCTACCCGGTGCAGGACCTCGTGTTCGGCACCGACGCCTGGGACCGCTTCACGGCCGACTCGGCCGTGGCGGCGCTCCTGAGCACGCAGACGCGCGGCAGCACGTCCGACTTCCGCCAGCCGGTGATGAACGACGGCTCGCCCTTCGCTTTCGAGGGCACCATCGGCAACGCCAACGTCGGTTCGGGCGGCGCGATCCGCCTCTGGACGTACTCGAACTTCTACGAGGAAACCCTGGGCGGCACCCGCGTCAACTACCTGGACGAGAGCACGGTCGTCGGCATCGGCAACCCGATGGGCGTCCGCGCCTTCGGCGCCATCATGGACGCCGACGCCGGCCTCGCCGCGCT